ATATTTCGCATAACCAGCATTCCAAAGGTGTAGAAAAATGTAATGGATAGTTCGGACATTCAAGCCAGGATTACAGCTACTAAGGCGCAGATAGACGCCTACGAGGCCGCCGCTTTAGCGCTTGCTGCTGGCGGCGTACAGTCGTACACGTTGGATACGGGGCAAACCCGGCAAACGGTTACGCGGCTGGACCTGGACGCTATACAAAAAACGCTCGATATGTTGTATAACCGGTGTGTTACGCTTGAAGCGCGACTTAACGGGGGCAACACGTCAATAACGAGGCCGGCATGGTGAAAAAAAGCCTAATGCAAAAAGCCGTCGATGCTGTATGGTATGCCACGCATAAGCAGCCCGAGCCGGCACCATTACAAACGGCGCAGCCCATGGACGCCGAAGAAGTGCGGTTAATGGGTGAATTGCTCCCCAATTTCGAAGCCTCTAGTGGTTACGCTGGTGGCGTAGGTGTGCGACCCCCTCAAGTTCTCGAAGATTTTAACGGCGATAAGTTTTTCGGCGGCTTCGGTGCTACCAAAATATTTACCCCTGATTACTGGACGCTCCGCGAACGTTCTAACCAGTTGTTCGCGGAAAACCTGTACGCCCGTGGCCTTATTCGGCGCCTTATCACGAACGAAATTAATACAGGGTTAACGCCCGAGGCCACCCCCGACGAACAAATTATCGGGGTTAGCGAAGATAGCCTTAACGACTGGTCCGAGACTGTCGAAAATCGTTTCGGTATCTGGGGTAAGAATCCGGAGCTATGCGACTGGCGCCAGCGTAGTACCTTTGGTGCTATTCAACGTGCCGCGCGTATGGAAGCGCTTATCGCCGGCGACGTATTGGTCGTGGTGCGTCAATCGCAGCGTACTAAGCTGCCAATGATACAGCTTGTTAGCGGTAGTAAAGTACAAACACCTTTAGGCGGTTCTACCACGGTACGTAAAGGCCACGAAATACGCCACGGCGTAGAGTTGGACGCTACCGGGCGCGTAGTTGCCCATTGGGTGCGCCAGGACGACGCCACGAGTAAACGTATTCCCGTAATCGGTGAGAAATCCGGGCGCCGTATTTCCTGGCTCGTGTATGGCACCGACAAACGCCTCGATGCTGTACGCGGCGAACCGTTGCTATCGTTAATACTACAGTCGCTTAAAGAAGTGGACCGTTACCGGGATTCCACGCAGCGTAAGGCCGTAATTAACTCTTTGTTGGCAATGCAGGTAACCAAGTCCGACGACAAACCAGGTACGTTACCGGTTACTGGTGGTGCGGTCCGTAAGAACACCGCGACTACCACCGACGCCGACGGGTCGCCCCGTTCGCTAAACTTGGCGTCGTACGTACCGGGTATGGTTGTCGACGAAATGCAAACCGGCGAGGAAATTAAGCTCCTGGGCGGCCAAGGAACGGACGTTAATTTCGGTACCTTCGAAGAAGCTATTATCCAGGGCGTAGCATGGGCTAACGAAATACCGCCTGAGATTTTACGGCTTGCATTCTCTAATAACTACAGTGCTAGCCAGGCAGCTATTAACGAATTTAAAATTTACCTTAATAAAGTTTGGTCCGACTGGGGCGAAACGTTTTGTACCCCTATTTATGTCGAATGGCTAATTAGTGAGACGTTGTTACAGAAGATATCCGCGCCTACGCTATTGCAATCCTGGCGCAACCCACAACAATACGACATATTCGGCGCCTGGACCTCGGTAGAGTGGTACGGCTCGATTAAACCCTCTACGGATATGCTTAAGGCAGGTAAAGGTAGTCAATTAATGGTCGGTGAAGGCTGGACTACCAACGCACGAGAAGCCCGTATGTTAACGGGTACGAAATTTACGAAAAATATTAAACGCCTTAAGCGAGAAAACCAGCTTAAAGTAGAAGCGGCCCGACCTATGGCAGAGTTCCGCCAAGAATTCGGGGAAGAAGTAGCTATGGAAGCGTTAGATAACATGGAAGAAATCGAAGCCATGCTCGACGACTACCTAGAAGAAAAGGGCGTCGGCGATGTTGGATAAATTAGCTAAAGCATTCCCTATACTGCGTCGGGAAGTTACTAACCTTTCGGCCGAAGTAGAACGGCTTAAAGTACGCCCAATTATCAAAGATGGTAAGGACGGTTTGCCCGGCCCCTCTGGTAAAAATGGTGTCGACGGCGAGCCCGGGGAACAGGGTTTACGCGGAGAACAAGGCGAGCGTGGAAGAGACGGTCGCGACGGTTCGGTCGGTGCTGCAGGCGCCGAAGGTCCGCGCGGTCAAATTGGCGAACAGGGCGAACGCGGTTTACCTGGTCCACGAGGACCCCAGGGTCCGAAAGGCGACAAGGGCGAACGCGGCGCGCAAGGCGAACAAGGCGTAAAAGGCGACACCGGCGAAGCTGGTAAAGATGGCGCCAGCATTACCCGTGTGGATATCCAGAAAGGCGTATTATCTGTTTGGATTGGTGGCGAAAAGCGGGAAGTCGGTAAAGTTGGTAACGGCGCGCAGATTCCAGGGGCGTTTACGCCAAATGCAGGCGGTGGCGGCTTCGGTAAAAAGGTTAGATTGCCTAACGACAATACCGTCTACATAACAAAGCAAGCGGATTTTGCAGTCCAAGACGAAACCACGATTACGCTACAAGCCAAGTGCATTTACGTAATGGCGGCCGACGTAGTTGTCGATAAGCCGTTTATTCTCGAAGACGGCGTCGTTATCACGGCCAACAATATAAACGGTTACACTCTAACTTACACCGGCGCTGGTGTTATGTTTACCGGTACCGACGTTGGCTTTAATCCTCGAGATATTACGCTCGATTGTCCTAATGCCGAAGTATTCGATATTCGCGATTTAGTCGGAGCTGTAAAACGGGTTATTGTTTATAACGTATTCGTTACGAGTGCCGCTAAATACGGTACGTTCCAAGACTTAAACGCATTAGAGTTTATTAACAGCGGAACCGGTGACGTTGCCGACGGTTTAACGCTCCTGGGTACGGCTGGTCTTGTGCTTAGTATCGGGCGCTTGGCGCTACAGTCAACAAGTAACACTTTTGTCGGTATCGATTTTGGTACCTCGCAATTTCTAATTAACGAGATAAATAATTTAATTGTCAACGGTGTACCCGGCGGGATAGGTATTTCTGGTCTTGTTGATAACGGTAACGTGCCGGTAGGTCGTCGGGCCATGGTGTCCGATAGTGAGTTTATCAACGTAACGCCGTTGCAGAATATAGGTGTTAACGATATTCGATGGGAGTTTACGACTAACTCGCCGTTGGCAAATAGCCGCAATGCTGCAGACTTGTTTTTAACTGGTGGTGCGGAAACCGTTACGATAAATACCTCCGGTGTGTTTGAGGAAATAGGCGTCCCGGGTGCGGGCGGTGTTTCTTGGGATTCTGATATCCAAGACCGTTTTACGGTTGGTACCGACGGTGTTATTACCTACGACGGCGAAATCGATATCGAAGTCCAGATTACGGGAACTGCTACCATTGAAAAAGTGGGCGGCGGTAATAACGAGCTGGAAGTCCGTATCGCTAAAAACTGGTTGCCTGGTCAATCTGGGTTAGAGAAGTCCCGCGCAATAACGCAAAACGGGACCCCTACGTCGGTACCGCTATCTGCGTTAATACCAATGTCGAACGGCGATAATATCCGCGCTATATTCGCTAACAACGATAGTACAAGTAATATTATCGCCCAGGTTACTAGTATAGACGTAGTGGGAGGTTAAATAGCTTTGACTACTACAGCAATCCCCGCTAACATGCCGATTAATTGGAGACCTTAGACCATGTGGTTATTACTAGCCTCAATACGTGAAGCGTTCGAGCAAGCGCAGAAAAGCGGCTCGGCTCCTAGCGCGCAACAACAATTAGACTACGAGGCCCGTATCTCTTCGGGTTCCGGTGAAGGTCTGCCCCGAATTCTAACTATCGCTGGCAATAACGCCGAAATTGCTATCGAAGGTGCTATTACCGCGCGTCCTTCTTTGATGGCGTTTATATTCGGGGGTGGTAATACCACATACGCCGATATTAACGCGGCACTAGCCGTAGCGGAACAAGACCCGGAAGTCGATAATATTACTTTAGCTATTGATAGCCCAGGTGGAACGATTGCCGGATTATTTGATACGCTGGCCGCTATTGAAGCCGCCAAAAAACCAGTTAAGGCCGTTGTTTCCAACGTTGCCGCCTCCGCAGCTTACGCTATCGCCTCTCAAGCCGACGAGATTGTCGCTACTAACCGTGCCGCTATGTTCGGCTCTATCGGTATCGTAGTTCGCGGTTTTAATGACCCCGATGAATTTGCTATTACCAGTACGGACGCACCTAAAAAAGCTCCGGATTTGTCAACCGAGGAAGGTAAAGCGGTTATCCGTGAAGAACTGGACGCATTACACGAAATTTTTGTCGACGCTATCGCCTCCGGGCGTAGTATGTCGACAGACACGATTAACGCCGAGTTCGGCCAGGGTGCTACATTACTGGCGGGCGAAGCGCTAAAGCGCGGTATGATTGACGCAGTAGCGGATAGTTCGTTATCTGTTGTTGGGAATGCCGATTCGACCACCACCGCAAACAGCGGGACACAACCGGAGGCCATAGATATGGACCTTAATACTTTGAAGGCCCAACATGCCGACGTCTACGCGGCGGCGGTGCAAGAGGGCGTAACCCAGGAACGCGACCGCGTAGGAGCCCACGTAACAATGGGTGAAGCGTCGGGCGATATGAAAACGGCTATTACAGCCATTAACGACGGTTCGACTATGACCGCGCAGCTACAAGCTACGTATATGGCCGCAGGCATGAACCGCCAAGACGTTAACAACCGTCAAGACGACGACGCAGGCGCAGACGCCGGCGACGGTGCAGGCGCAGACGAAGATACCGCTAAAGCTAACGCTAGCGCGGCTACTCTTAACTTTGCTGCCGCCGCGTGTGGCGTAGAAGTGGAGGCTTAAGACCATGGCTAACATTGAAATTACCAACAATCAAACGCGCGGTATTCCTATTTGGGAACCTGTATACGAGGACGAAACACTCCTTGACGCAGGCGGCGAAACCTACCCAGCCGGTACGCTGTTGGGTCGTATTACTGCTTCCGGTAAAATGACCAAGTACACTACGGCGGCCGTGGATGGTTCCGAAGTACCCGTCGCAGTTTTGCGCGACGAATTGGTCCTCGCTGCAGGAGTCGATACGCCTTGCCGTCCGATTATTTCGGGCCGTGTACGTCGTGGCGATTTGCTGGCCGACGACCCCGCCCGCGTTATCACAGACGCAGAAGCGGACGCGCTGCGCGATTACTCTATCGTGCCTTTATCAACTACCCAGCTTGCAGAGCTGGATAACCAATAGGAGCTACGGCCATGACTGTAGAAATTAAACGCGAAGGCTGGTTACAGCTCTTTACGCAAATGCGTAGCCCTAACGGGTTCTTGTCGCGCTTCTTCACCATTAAGCCCGGTGGTATTTACAATGGTGATAAGGTAGCTATCGATATCGAACGCTTCGGCGAAGATGTCGCTATCGCTATCAAGAAATGCACGGGACCAAACCTTAACGATATCGACGAGTTTACAACCAAGGAATTTACCCCGCCTGCTTATGGCGAGGCGTTCCCCTTGGACGTGTGCGAGTTGCTTAACCGTATGGCTGGTGTAGACCCTTACAGTGCTGCTATGACAGAGTACGCGGGCCAACTGGTAGCCATAATGGCTAAAGGCTTTATGCTTATCGATGATAAGATTAAGCGCGCCGTCGAGCTGCAGGCTTCCCAGATTTTGCAAACTGGTATGTTGACACTAACCAATAGTGCCGGCGACACCGTTTACGAGCTGGACTTTAAGCCGAAAGCTACCCACTTCCCGACCGTTGGTACGTCGTGGAGCGTTGTAGCTACTGCGGACCCTCTTAGCGACCTGGAAGCCCTGGCTAAAATCATTCGAGCCGACGGTAAGGTTAACCCCGACCGCCTGGTATTCGGTGACGTAGCTTTGCGTAACTTCCTGAAAAACGACGAAGTACAAAGTATGCTTGATAATCGCCGTATCGACGTGGGCGACATTGCCCCCGAGTTCGACGACTCCGGCGCTACTTTCTACGGTTTCGTATGGGTTGGCTCTTACCGTTTTGAAATGTGGACTTATCCGGATACGTTTAAGGACCCACAAACCGGTAACGCTACCGAGTACGTCGCGGCCGATAAGGTTATTATGACCTCTAGCCGTACCCGTCTCGATATGACCTCGGCGCGTGTGCCTCTGCCACTGGGTCCCGACCCTCGTGTCGCCGGCTTGCTGCCTGGCCGTATGTCGTCCCGCGAAGGTAGCTTCGACGTTACGCCTAATGTATACGCTACTCCGAATGGTAAGCAGATTATGGGCGAGCTTGAAAGCCGGCCGCTGCTTATCCCCGTTCAAATTGACGGCTTCGGTTGTCTGGACACTGAAATCTAACCGGTGGGGGCCTTACGGCCCCTTACCCTAAATAGGGAGTTATGACCATGCCCAGTAATGCAGATATTATTAAGGCAATCGCCGAAGCAGCAGAAGCCGCCGGCGTCGACGTTCCGGAAACGGAAGGTTTAAAAAACGACGAGCTAGCCGAAGTTCTTAGTGGTTTGAAAAAGACCGATAAGAAACAAGATAAAGCCGATACCCTGGTCGTCGCTGCAGCCGCAGCCGCAGAACGGACCGAGGAAGAAGCGAAAGTTAAAAAGCCTCCTTTCGAAATCGCCAAAGGTAAGTCACTTACCAGTAAGCGCGGTATCCTGGGACCAGGTAAAGAAGTAAAAGCCGAAGATTTGGCAGGCGGGAAAGACGCTATAGCAGCGTTTGTTAAATCTGGCCATATTGTCAAAAACTAAGCTATTTAGTTTAAAGGTATATCACAATGGGCCTACGTGAAATTGCGGAACAAGACCTCGGGGTTATCCTCGAAGACTCTACTACCGGTTTCGGTTGGCCCATTGTTTTAACTGCACCAGACGGGACTACAGGTTCTCTTACGGGTTTCTCGGACGATATCGCGCAAGTTATCGACCCAGACACCGGGCAAGCCGTAAGCGGTCGTTTAGCCTCTGTAGCGTTGCGAAACGCTCTAATTTTTCAGGAACTACCAGGTAAAGGCCTCCCCCGGGGAATTGCCGATACAGGGTCGAAGCCTTGGTTAGTTACATTTGACGACATTAACGGTACGTCCTACACCTTCAAGGTGTCAGAATCGAACCCAGACCGCGCTATCGGTTTAACCGTGTGCATTTTGGAGCTATATACGCAGTGACTATTACCACGCTTATAGACAAGCAAGATACGTCCGAAATCGTACGGGACCAGATAGCCCAGATTTTAGCGGACGAAGTCGCTAGCCAAATGGCGTTAGCGGTCACGGCCGGCAAAGACCCCGACGACTGGAAACTCCGTATTTTTACGGAACGTTCTAACCCTTGGGAACAGTTTTTAAACCCCGACGAAGCAGGTTTCGACGATAGCCCCATCGTTAATGTATGGTTCGATAATGCGACATTCGACCCGGGCGCTAGCAATATCGTAGAACGCCAGAAAGGCGAAGGGGTGTTTAATATTGACTGTTACGGTTACGGCCGTAGCAAAGACGACGGCGCTACCGGGCATATCCCCGGTGATAAAGAAGCGGCGCTCGAAGTACAACGCGCGCTACGCCTGGTGCGTAATATCCTAATGGCCGCTACGTACACGTATTTAAACCTGCGTGGTGTCGTATGGCAGCGTTGGCCCCAATCTATTACGGTTTTCCAGCCGCAGTTAGACGGGCGCCAAATGCAACAAATGGTAGGCGCTAGACTAGCGTTTCGTGTACAGTATAATGAATTCAGCCCCCAGGTAGAGAGCGTAGAGCTTGAAAGCGTGGCGGTCGATGTAAAACGGACTGAGGACGGCGAAATCGTAGCCCAAGCCCAGTATGATTACCCACTAACGCCGTAGGAGCTTAGATTATGGCAATTTCTAGCGCGGTCGACGCCTCTGCAGTAGCAAGGGTAGTCGGCATAAAAACTATTTTCAAGGACCTACGCGGCGGTGGTATTTTATTCCTCCCGCAACGTATCGCAGTTGTCGGCCAGGGGTCTAGCGCCTCGACGTTCGACACCACGAAGCGCCAGGTAACTAGCGCTACCGAAGCGGCAACGCTCTACGGTTTTGGGTCTCCTATTCACTTGGCAGTACGCCAGCTTTTGCCATTGAACGGCGACGGCGTGGGTACTATCCCCGTTACTATCTATCCTCTTGAGGACGACGGCAGCGGTGTAGCTTCGGCTGGTGATATCACACCGGGCGGCGCTCAAACGGAAGCCGCAGCTTATCGAGTG